TGTGCCAGCACGGTTGGGGGGACTCACGCGGGTGAATACGCTCGGCGTGCAAGTGGCGGCCCAAAGCAATATCGGCGTGCGCCTCGATTTCTCCAAAACATCGCAGTTTGGCTTGTGGATTCAGGCCGTTGAAAATGATGCGTCGAGCAACGGGAGTCTCGTCTTTGCCAATGTGGCCGGCGCGACCGTGGGCACGGTGGTGACGACGGCGACGGCGACCGCCTACAATACCTCCTCCGATGCGCGCCTCAAATACGCCATTCAAACACTCATAGGCGCGCTGGACACCGTACGTGCGCTGCATCCTGTCAGCCACCGCTGGCAAGCTGACGGCTCACGTGGGTACGGATTTTTGGCGCACGAACTTCAGCAAATTATTCCTGAGTCTGTTACTGGTGAACCAGATGCTATAAATGAGGATGGAAGTATACGTCCACAGCAAGTGGATCATAGCAAGCTAGTTCCATGGCTTGTTGGTGCAGTACAAGAACTGGCAGCACGATTAAAGATACTAGAAGATACTTTTGCATAAAGGAAATCTATATGCCAGTAAGTATATTAGAACGTGATACATTAGCGAAAAGCTTTGCGGTATGTAAACAAGTATTATTAGACCTGCAGCCGAAGCTTGCAAGTTTAGCTCAAATTTATGATAGCGCAGGTGGAGTGAAGATTACACTTACACAAGAAGAGCTAGATGAACTTGCTGAACTTTCAGGACTTACTAAAACGCAAGTAGATGATGGACTTTACGTATTAACTACTTTATTACTTCCTGCTATTGAGAATGGATATCCTGCACTGGCACAATTAGCAGCGAGATTCCTATAATGGCACTGCGTTTCGTGGATAGCTTTGACCACTACGATAGTGACAACTTGCAATATAAGTGGACAAACAATAGCGCGACAATAGTTGCTGGTATGGGACGACGTGGTACACAGTGCTTGCGTATAGGAGGAGCAAGTACATACGTTATACAAACACTTGATGCACAGCAATCTTGGCACGTTGGCTTCTCCTTTTCTACAACAGCAGCTCCACCAAGTACCGCTGCAAACATGATTGCTGTACTTGATGCTGCAAGTCCACAGGTAAGCCTTACAATCAACCCGGATCGAACGCTTGGCTATTGGAGGGAGAACACACTGCTGGCAAATACAACGCTAGCAATTGCACTGAATACAGTATACTACTTAGAATTCAGCGTGTTTATTCACTCCACATTAGGTACTGGTCGTATACGTATTAATGAAGCAGATTGGCTATCACTCATTAACGTAAACACGCAATTTACAGCAAATGCATCTGCGAATATGATTCGTGTTGGTCGCACGTCTGCAAGCGTCTGGGGAACTCAGAATATAGATGACTTATATATGTGCGATGGGCAAGGAGTAACAAACAACTCATTACTAGGCGATTGCCGTGCTGACATCTTAATGCCTAATGCTGATGGTAGCAATAGTTCGTGGACTGTAAGCAGCGGTACGTCGCACTACTCATTATTGAGTGAGGTACTGCACGATGCAGATACAAGCTATATAGTGAGTGCAACTAATGGCTTACGTGACACGCATCAAATGGCGGATTTGCCATTGCTTAGTCCACACGCACCAATAGGAGTTCAGCATATGCTAGCAGCACGGTCTACAACTGGCACTACGCCTCAAGTACGGAGTGTATTACGTAATGCTGCTGGTACTATAATGCTAGGAAGTGCATTTACACTCAGTTCTACTTGGCGATATTATAGTACTTTGTATGCAAGTGATCCAGCAGGTGCATTATGGACTATTAGTGCAATAGATACATTAGAAGCTGGCATAGATGACGTGACAGTTGGCACGCATAGTGTAAGGTTGACACATCACGTGATTGAAGTGCTTAGTGCAATACCATCTATTATTACTGCACAACCACACGTAAATGTATGTACGTAGTAACTTAAGGACGTTCTATGCAGCCCGGACATGACAGAGGGTAGCTTGGTACTATAATGCCCTTCTTACGTGAAGGCGGGCCAATTAAGATGACATATAAACACTGTCCGCCTTTAAAGGATTAAACCATGCCATTACCGGAACGTAATAAGGCATACTCATTTAGAATAACTTTGCTCGATACGCTTAATCCAGGACGTATTAAGAAAACACCTACAATTGCTGCCGGTGACTTTAAGGTAAGTTTAGATAACGGTACACCAACGAACTTAATAACACTACCAACTGAGACGCCAATAGGCAGTGGATGTATTACTATTCCATTGTCAGCTGGTGAAATGGCTGCAGACAAAATTCTTGTTATTTGGAGTGATCCACAATTTGAGTGGGGAGATGGTTCGCTGTTCTTTGACGCACCACAAAGAAATTTACTTGATTTCGACCGTTCAGATATCTACACACTTATAGTAAATGCTGGCTCTATGAACCAATTAACTGAATCATATGCAGCAGATGGAGTTGCACCTACACGTGATCAGCTAATGTTTATGACGTGGGCTGCACTCTCACAATTCGTTATTGACTCAAACTTGATTCGTGCTAAACGTCTTGACGGAACAACAGACGCAATGGTATTTACTATGAATGATCCAACTGCACCAACACAACGTATAAGAACTAGCTAATGGCAACTAAATATATTGTTACTCAACTTTGGTCGCCACGACATATTGTTACTCGTGGATTTGGCGTATTCTTTGATGCGGACTTTGGCCAGGCTGAAATAATAGAACTTGGCATAGCACGCTTTGGAAGAATTTTAACCACACGGGCAAACTTAAGTAAGCAAAAAGATCTTATAGCACAAGTACTTACATCACCCTCAGTGACGGTGGAGCGTTAATATGTACGATATTTGCAAGAACGCAATTGGTACGAAGCTGCGTTGGACTGTTGTAGATGAGGGCGAAATACTAGACGTGTCAAATGCAAGCGTGATGCAAGTTAAGCTTGTAAAGCCTGATGGTGTGCACGTAACAAAGCCACTAGTCCATATTACTGATGGAACTGACGGGCGTGTTGAGTACGCAGTTGAATCAGGCGTGGTTAATTCAGCTGGAACATACAAGTGGCAATTATACTTTGTAATTAGTCCGTGGCAAGATCACAGTTCTAAAGGACACTTTGTTGTAGGTGATATATTATTTTAGCACGCCAATTCCCTTGTGGCCACCTGCGGATTGTGATGCTTCCGTGCGCTGCTTGTCAAGATGCTGGTGCAGCGGAACTTGACAAACTGCTCCTTCAGCAAGAAGTAAGACGGTGGCCCCGGCGGGAAAAGTCTTGGCGATTGGGTAGTACCAAGCAGATCACTGGCACTCGCAAGCTCGTGGCGCAACGTTGTGGTTAAACTTTAACCGAAGGAGATAGAAATGGCTGAAACTACAGGTTCACCAGCAGCTGGTTTGAGCTTCTCAGGAATGTTAGCTGATCCCAACTTCCAGTTATTACTTGCAAATATGGGAAAATCAGCAGATCCAGATGGGGCAGGAGGTGTTATAGGTGGTGCAACTGCGAATATGATTAGCAGCAAGGCCGCTCAGGGTGCTATAGATAAACGAGACGCAGCAAGGAAAGCACAAATCCAAAAGCTTATTGATTTGCACGGTGGAATTACGCCTCCAGATAAGCCTGGCCTAAATAGTATGAAAATGACGCCTTCTGGTGCACTCAACTTTGAACTGAATTTAGGTTCAGGCAATGAGCCAGAAGGTACTGGAACTGTACTTGCACCACCAGTACAACCAGTACGTACACAACCACTCACTGGAACTACGCCAACACAACAAGCTCCAATTATGCCTGCGCCAAGTCCAGCTGCCAGTGCACCAGCTAGACAAATGTTAGCATCAAATCGTCCTAGTTTAGATGAGATATTCCCTTTCTATTAAGCCCCGGAGGATTTGAGAGTGGAAGTCTTGCGGGGCTAAATCCAGAACAAGTTGCGAATATTGTACAAGTTGATACTCAACGTGAGCAATTACGTCAGCGTAGTGTGAACGACATAATACAAGGTAGAAATATTCAGAGTGAAATTGCCTACCGTGAAACAGCAGGTGATTTGAATAGGCAACAAGCTGCATCCTTGCGTGAACAACTGCCACATGTTGCAGCAAAAATGCTGGCTGAAATTGACCAGTCTAAGGAAGCAGCTGGTGCGAGTAGAGCTAGTCGTGTAAGTAGTGAAACACTACTGCCAGTAAAAGTTGAGCAGGAGCGTGCACAAACAGCTCAATACCGGGCTCAAACAAGACGCGTTGATGAATTGCTTGAATATGAGAAGCGTAATATAACGGCGAATATTGAGCAAAGTCTTGAAGCTGCTGGAGCATCACGTGCTAATGCTCAGGAAACACTTGCATTGTATCCAAAGCGTGCTGCGCTGTTAGATAAGCAGAATGCAGAGTACGTAGACCTTATTACAAAAGGACAAAGGTTTAGTGCTAAGGGAATGGATTTAGTTAAAGAACGCAACGATAATATTCAGCTGATGGCGAAACTAGAGAAGGAACGGCAGGAAAAAATAAGTGCAGCTCGTAAGGATGAACAATCGTCACTTAAACTTTCCACCGATGCAGAACAGAATCTTACTAATAAGCGTCCAGGAGGCTACGCAATAATTAACGCTGAAAATGAACTGGCGCCTGATGCGGATATGTTCCACGCTACAAGTAAAAAGCCGTATGTTTATATACTTGAATCAAAACCAGGTACAGTTTACGGTAGCTCGCCACGAATGAATAAGCGTGACTTGCCTAAAGTAGATGGACATCAGTATACAGCGCAGGAAGTATATGATTCTGCTGCAGCACGTAGTATGACTGTCCAGCAGTATATGGAGCAAGTATTTTATCCGTGGATGCAAGTGCCTGTCCCTTGGAATACTGCAGTAACCAGTACATTGGATAAGCCTCAGTGAGTTCAGTGTGGTTAGATTTTAACCGAAGCAGCAAGTACTGCTGATCGCCTTGATGCTAACCCGCAGCATGTGTTCTTGGAAGCAATCTGTAAAAAGCTGCGAGAACGGAGTCGATCTTATAGTCATAGCATGGCTTATACGATAGGTGGAACCGACAAGTTGCATTGATTCCCTTGAGCGCGTGGCTGAACAATCCAGGTGGTTTATCGCAGCGTCGTCAGTAAGGACGCGCAGCGCTATTATTTATATGAGGATTAATTAATGGCAACAACTACTCCTATCGACGTTGAACGCTATTTACTTGAAGGCGAATCAGGTGAAGCAGATATATTTGGTCTAAAGAAAATAGAAGCACGAAATGTTCCTACTAAACCTCCTTTAGAAGAAGCATTACGTAGTCACTACAGTAAACTAACTGGTCAGCCAGCTGGTACTGAACTTACACCTCCAGTACCACTCGATCCTGCTACTGTTCAGGCTGGCAAAACAACACTTCAAAAAGGTCGCGAACTTTTACCAAGTGTTTCAATGCCGAATGTAAATGTACCTAATATTCTTTCGCGTATTGGTGAAGGTGCAAATGATGCTATTTCTCCTGGCTCATCGAAACTCGTACAACCTTTAGGCTTGCAACCTACTCCAAGTTCGGGTGAACCTTTTAGTATTTATAGTACACTACAAAAGCACGCAGGTTTTGTACGTGATATAGCTGAAGCTGGTGGTAAAACACTTGCTGGAATGGGAGCATTTGCATTTGGTGCTGCAACAGCTGCTAGTGATATTCTTAATACACAATTAGCACGTATTGCTGGCGGTGGGCCATTAGCTGGCGGCCCTGAAAGTCCAACACATTACCGTGATATCTTCCAGCGTATGGATAAAACTATTCATGATCTTACTCCAGAACCAAGATCTGATATTGCAAAGAATGTTAACAGGGCTGTTGGTACAGTAACTGGTTTTATGAAGGATATAGCTGAACTACCGGCAAAAGGTCTTACATCTGCAGGTATTCTTAATGAGGATACAGCAAAAGTACTTAGTTTTGCCACAGAACTTTATCTATTCTATAAATTAGATCGTGGAATACGTGAGGCCGCACCAGAACTTAGAGCAAAAATAGCTAACTTTAAGGAGCGATTCTCTAAAGGAAAAACTGATGCTGATGCAACAGGTGCAGCTGAGGACTTAGCAAATGCCGCCTCAAAAAATCCTCAGCTTGATAGAGCTATAGATGAAGCACGTGGTAAGTTTATAAATGAAGCTGATCGTGAAGCAGGACGACCACCACGTGAACTGCAGCCCGAAGGTCCTGCACCTGGTGGAGGTGCTGCTATTGATCCAGCGCTTGAACAATACGAATCAGCATTGCGCAGTAAAACAGAGCAGCTTCGTACTGAACGTCCTGATCTCTTTGGTCCTGAGTCGAATATAGAAGCACTTAAAACTGAGCTAAATAAAATACCCAAGCCGCAATCTCGTGGAACACATCCAGTAAATACTATGGAAGTAGCAGATGCAGTGCTTGGTAGGCAAGAAGCACCAATACCTACTCCTACTCCAACAGCTGATCGTCCATTAGCACCTGAAGATGTCGGGAGACAAGAAACTACAGTTCCACCTACTGAATTAATACGTCCTACGGTAGGTGGCGACACTACAACTTTTCGTACTGAGGATTTACCACCAGCTGCAGCAATTACTCCTGAAGTGGCAGCTACTGTTGCTCCTGAAACTGTACCAGCACCAGTTTCACCAGAGATACCAACAGTAGCTGCTGCACTTCCTGCTAGTCCTAATCTAGCTGATCCACGAGCACGTGCTTTTTTGAACGATGGTAAATTAGCTGAGCTAAAAGGACTTGCACGTGAAGCAGCAAATGGCTCAAATATACTTAAGGGATTAATGGATCTTGGATTTCCACGAGAAGAAATAAGAGGTATAGCCGAGCAGCTGCGTAAAGTACGTGCAAAGAAAGCTGGAACTGAAACGCTTCAACAAGTAGCAGACAAACCAGCCATACAAACTGCAGCAACTGAGGCTGTACTCGACACTGCACCAGTTGGAACTGAAGTAGAAATTCCTGCACCTAGTGAATCAGTAGTAGATACAAGTCCTGCAATTGAGAAGCCTAAACGTAAACGTAGAGTTGTGAAAGCACCTGAAACAACTACATCTGAAACTCGTGTTATTGCTGAGGAAGAAATACAGCTACAACAAGGTGATAGCGTAGGATTTGTTGAAATAAGTAATATTGCTGGCTTGAATGAAAGTGCTCGTTCTACTACACTTCCATCACAATACACTGAACCAATACGCACATCTATACAAGTACGTACTACAGGTGGCAAGCCCAATGCTTTATTTGTCGATACTACTGGTATGAACTCTCGTACTACACTGACAGATATTGAGTGGCAAGTTCAAAGTGGACGAACGAGTCCGGATGTAGGCCAGGTATTACGTGATAGCTTACAACGTCAGGCTGATATTGCCGGCTTGCCGATTGACCGTGCACAAGAATTTACTGGTCAAGAACTCATGCGTGAAGCAATTCGTATTGCTGCTGAAACTGGTGTTGATTTGTACGTAAAGAAAGGTAAGAACTATGAACTCGTTCCTAAAGATGTCGTCAGGACTGATGCTCGCCTCAATAATGGTGATAACCTGGCTCCTAAGCCAATTAGCAGCGAAACTGCTGGTGCATATGTTGAGAGCAAAACAAGTGATATTGGACCTGCTACAGTTCGAGAGATTATGGAAGCTATAGAGCAAGGCGTAGACATTAGCGAAAGATTGCCCAGCGAATTGATACCACACTATAGGCAAATGCTTGAAACTGATCGGGCAGGAATTGATACTTCTGAACGTCGAGCATTCATTGATATACTTGATGATCTAAACACTATGATTGGCGAGCAAGGTGCAATAGGTGGAAACTTCACTCGTGAAATGCGCATGGCTGCACAGCGATTACAAGCTGATATGCATAAGGCTGGCAAGACCGTACGTGAATTCCTGTTTGGTGCGAGACCTGAAGACGTAGCTCAGTTTGAGACGTATTTAGATAGGATCAATAATCCAGCACCACCAGATTCTACAAATCCACGTAATATGCGCTTTGATCCTGAGAACGTAATAAAAGGAGATCGTGTAGTTAAGCATCGAGTAATAAGTAAAATTTCGCATCTTGAGGCACCGCCTTTGTGGAAGAGTGAAGTAACTGCTTTGCAGTCTGCACGTGATATTAAGCCTGGTGGAACGGCGTGGGATTTGAAGCTTCCTATACGACAGCACAAAGCAGCAGGCACAGAATTTATCTACTACGCATACCGCACCGCACAGAAGAACCTTAATGCTGAGTTGAATACTCTACACGTAGATATGCAAGAAATCAGCCGTGGCTTCAGTTCGAGATCACTAGAGAACATTGGTGCAAATGGATATCAGCGTCAAGGTGCAGACGGTCAAAGAATACTTACCTACAATAAGGTAACACCAAAACCACTTACTATTCCTGAGAGAAAATTACAAGCCAAATTCGATAGCGTTTATGCTGCGCTTGAAACTCGAATAAATGAAGTACGTGAGGCAACAGGTCGTGAACCGCTACCGCATGTCGATGACTACCAAACATTCGCACGTACAATAAGCTTGTTGAATCGTATAGGAATAAAGGTTGATCTAGCACGTGATACTCCAGCCGCAATAAACTCTAAATATATTCACCACAAAGCTACGAACTTTCCATACGTGATACGTAAACACGCATTCTATACAGCAGAAATGAATGCACTCAAGATATTAGATACCTATGCACAAGCCGCACTCAAAGACATTCATATGAGTCCATTTATTGCGAAGACGAATGAGCTTATTGATACAAACTTGCCTGATCCAGTTACCAGTAAAGAAACTTGGTCATTGAAGGATCAAAAGCCAGGACTCTATACTGAGCTACGACGATGGACGGATTATCTTGCAACTGGAACAAACATGGATATTCCAGCTACGCAGCGTATAGTACTGCAAACACTGAACAGCAATATAGCATATGCTACACTATCGGGCTTGTTTCGTTCAGCTGGAATCCAATTAAGTACATTAGTCAACACGAGTCAGGCATTAGGTACATCTGCAACTGTCCAAGCCGTCTTTGCAAACCTAGCAGATCATTTCACCGGCGGCAAACGGCGGCAATTTGCATTAGAGAGCAGTGAAATACTTAGTTCACGTAAGTTCATTGACGCGTACAATCAAGCAGCTGCTGCTATAATAGGACGTAGACCACGTGATTTCTTTCACGCAATACGTGTAGGTGATTTTGGTAGTGTACAGCAAGCTCTGGGTCAGCCTGGCTTCAAGTTACTTGAGCTGTTCGATATGGAAGCGGCAGTTATGAGTTGGAATGCTGCCTACAAAATTGCTCGTAATTCTAAGATGGGCTACAGTCATAAGGATGCAGTACACTATGCAGATGACTTAGTTGTACGCACACAAGGAAGTACAATGCCAGGTGACTTATCAGGTGCGCAGCGTAATGCATTAGGTAAATTAATCACCCAGTTCCAGACGTTCATAATAAGTGATTTCAATTTCCTTAGAAATGAAGTACTTAGTAAAGGTAAGAGTGGTGGTGGAGGTGGTAGCAATATACCTCCAGGTGGAGTACCTAGTGGCACTGGTAGTTGGGAGACTGGTGGCCCACGTACTCAAACACAGTTTATTAAAAACGTTCTGGGATTGCTGATCAAGACACAGTTAGTAAATGAGTTATATAAACTGCTACATATACAACCGCCACTGCCTGATCCAGTTGAGGATGTACGTAAAGGTATGAAGGAAGATCATAGCCTACCACATCTTGCTTTTGACCTTGCAGTAGGACAAGTGGAGCGTATTCCAGGAGTTGGCAGTATGCGATACGGTAGAGGGATTGCTGGGCCCGCAAGTGAAATAGCACGTGATCTTGCACGTTCTTATCGTGGTGATCCAATGGCATCTAATCCACTTGAGCCCACAGCAACACTTTTGGGTATCCCTTACACTAGACAAACTAGCAAAACACTACGTGGATTAAAGCGTGGCGAGAATACGTATGATTCACTCATGGGATGGTACTCTCAAGAGCCGGGACGTGAACGGCCAGAGCGTAGAGAAAGAAGAAGATAATTCTCCTTTGGTTAAATTTTAACCGTAGAAAATGCTACTTATTCCATTAGTTTACCTGATCGTTCTGTTGTTGGCTCTTACCGAAATCAGGATTCACATGTACCTTTCTTGTTAGTGGTGCATAAGAAAGTACTCCCATTAGCTCTAGAGTTTCTATCATTTTTGTGAGGTGAAATTGTGTCGTATCATGTGAGAACTTATTCATTAGGTATCGCATAGTAACTTCTTTATGCCTTAGAATCTCCTCCATAACTTGAGGCAGAATTTCAGCATAATCAGATTTACCTACTCCACTTAGTGCTCGCATCATAGGAATCTCAGCCTCGTCAAGCATCTCAACTGCTCGTATAAAGTCTACTTCTCGTAGTTTCATTTCATCACTGCGCGACGCACTCAATATCATACTAAGTTTAGTTGCTGTACTTGCTTTCCTACTATAGTACGCTGCAAATCTAGCATCTTGGATTACTTGATTCTCTTGCGATTGACTTACGTACCATTCGGTACGTGTGGCTATGTACTCATTCGTAGCCCCAAATGGTCCAGCCAGTAACGAAATCTCTTCTAAATCCGCTATCAATTTCTGCTTTAATTCAACGTTCTCAATTGGAACTGGAACAGTTTTACCTCTTTTTTCCGCATATATAAATAGTACCCTACTAGCAAATCCACCACCTATTGCTTCAGGAGGAAGTGCTGCTTGTATTTGCTCCGGTGTAGTTGCAGCAAGCATATTTAGCCATGCACCTGTTACTTCAAATTGCCCACTTCCTTTAGTTCTATATGACCACGTATCTGCACAGTCATACAAATCAGTTAAATCTGCAAGAAATTGTGAATTCCTATACCCAATAAATACTGTTAATTCCTTACTGAATACCGTTAATGAACAGTGATTCATAAACTTACCAGCATCAAACTGAGTTGTTATAAGGCAAGAACTTAACTCTTTAATAAAGTGCTCAGGTGTGAGTCTGTCGGCAGACAGTTTGAGATTGAGTGGCCGTAATACACTATAACCAGAAGCCATTGCAGTACCTTTACGAGGCTCTCCTGGAGGACCCGTTAGTACAATATAGAGATTTGGATACCAAACTTGTGAGCCCCAATGTAAGTAGCATTTACGCTGTAGAGCTGCAGCAATAACACTAACTCCTACCCATTGCCTATACAGCTCGCATGGTTCTGTTTCTTCAGTAAATAGCATATACGCATCTAACCAATCACTTAAATTTCTGCTCATTTATGATCTCTTTTCATGAAAACTAAATTATTAGTCATTTCATTAATTAGATTACTTAATGCTATTTTTTCTTCCTCATTTAATAACCGTATACTTAAGTCCTTATTAAATAATAGCGGTGTATAACACTCTATACACATAGTTATATCATCTTCTTGTGGCATAGATGATACAGGCGCTCCTCTTTCTGCTACCGCATTTAGTGTGTAGTTACAAGTTGGACACTTACTTTCTGGAACCAGCTGAAAACCTTCTTCAGTTTGCATAGCTATAGTCCTAAGGTTAAAATTGCATCTTGTAAATATGCTTCAAGCGTACTCGGATCATCACTAAATTTATTTCCTTTCAACTCAATACCTAAATTCTTATTGAGGCAAGTATTTACAACTAGGTCTACTGGCACTACAAATTCTCGCTGCCTAAATGTCAGTGGCTGTTCCAGTGATCGTTTTATATCTAGCAAAATGCCTGCGTGGTATATTAGCGGCAATGACAACGGAATTTGGAAGTTTATGCTATCATGTACTTGAGTTAGAAGCTCAACATACTTAAATAATTGATCGCTGTTATAATATACGTAATTTAATCCATGCTCATTTACCAGGTCACCACACGTTCCTTGAGGTATACATGAATAAGCTTCGTTGAGTAGCTTTTCACCAAACTTACCTAGAAACGTAACCTTTCTACCGTAGAGATTAGTTAGTGTTCGTGTAGCTTTAAGTGACTGCTCAACATAAGCCCAGTAACCTCCTTTAAGTCCTGGATAAGCCGAGTGATAGCCATCGTAGATGAATTTAGCTTGTCGTTCAGGGATTTCATACTTGAGACTAAATGCTTTATATCCGTACCCGTAATTGAAGCCGTGATTTGCTCGCTTGGCCCAATCGCGTTCACTATGACTTCCATTTCCAATTGCGCACGATCCTGGCTCATTACTAACTTCGTTATAATGCTTGTTGAAAATAAGTGATCCCGTCTGTCGGTGAATGTCAAGTCCTTGTTCATATACTTCTTTCATTTGCGTAATATTACCTACGTATGCAACAATCCGTGATTCAATCTGCGACATATCAAGCGAGTAAATAACGTATCCAGGATCGGCCACAAAATAGCTCAACACATCATGAGGTATATTTTGTAAGTTACAACCTGTACCAAAGATATTAGCACTACTTGAGATGCGTGAGAATCTCGTGCCTACTGGATTATATGAGCATCTCATCCTACCATCATTATCTACGTTATTGATGTTGAGAAATGTTGATGACTTCTTTTGAAGGCGACGAATCTCAAGTATTAAACTAGCTTCTTTGAAACCCTTATTTGCTATTCGTGTTAATGCTTCCTCATCTACAGTAGATTTGCCTTGCTTATTCAAATACGGCGTAATACCTCTATTGACATAAAAGTATTCGCACACTTGTTGCGGCGAGGCTAGATTAAAGACTCTTTGAGTCAATGAGTACACTTGCTGCGTTAACTCATCCGCTTCAAGCCGAGCATTTTTCGCAGCATGTTCCATTCCTTCTTTATCTATGCGAATACCTCGCTCCATCATATAGCACAAAGGTGCCACTAATTTTACTTGCCGCTCATATGCATCGAAATTGCCACGCTCTTCCAGCTCAGTGAGTTGTTTAGGAAATGAATCAGCACACACTATACTGTCGAGGCAGTTGTAGTTCCATCCCTTGGAGTAATCACCAATACCTGTGAGCCATAACTTTCCGTCTCGTTTATAGTAAGGTATATCAGTCCAAAAAGACGTAATAAATTCTAGCGATTTTCCACGGTACGTTTTACCTCCGAAGTCTGGGTAGAGTATATGCTGCGCAATCATCGTATCCGCAACAATATTACGTGTTCTTATACCGTACTTTCTTAGTAAGAAGTGTGAATCAAATACTATATTTTGCCCTCCTTTCATCCATTGACTATTAGATAACAAGTCCTCAATGCTGAGCATTATCTTATACTCTTGTTCTACAGTAAAATAATCACCTTTTGCATTCACGAATGGAATACACAGAACTTCACTTGGTGAAGTGGCGAAGCTTATACAACTGAGCTCTTGTGTCTTTGGAGTTAATTCGATATCGTAATAGATGATAGCTCCATCATCAGCTCGCATCTTACACTCTTCTAACCAACTCATACAATCGTAGTAATCTGGTTGGATGCGTAATTTGCGATCACTAAGTCGAATATCAGGAAACTCAGACTCAGCTTTAATTTTCTTCAAGTCTATAGTAATTAAATACTTCGCGAGATACGCAGCAGGATTTGCGAGTACCTTTTCATCAGTGTAAATTGCCGGGTGTAAAGTAGGGATAATCTTTCTGCCTGGTAAGAGAGTAGATTCAAGAACACTACCACGCCATGCAGTAATGCCAACTCTATCTGTAAGAGCAAACAGAGCAGTGTTCCCAAGAGCAACAATAACGTTAGCTTTACTTTCCATAAGCTCATTTCTAAGCACCTCTATATACTTTTGGCCAAGTACTGTTACGCCTGCTTTCTTTCCTTTCAATTGAAAGTAGCGATCTAACTCGAACTCAACATCCTTCACTACATTTGTGAGGTAACATGCACTACGTGCGATGCGTGCATTCTGTAGGCATTCATTTAAGTTTCTACCTGCAGGACCCATAAAAGGGGCATTGTATTTTACTTCGTATTTTGCGGGCTGCTCTCCTACTAAGGCGATCTTGGAACTAAGCAGTCCATCAGGCCCTACTAATTGAGTCATTTCCTTCTCCTTTGATTCGTGCGATAATCAGTTATTTTTGTATCCTCATTCATCAGCTCCTGTAATTCAAATGCTAATTTCTCCTCAGTTTCACTATAGCAAATCATTATACTTATAGCAGGTTCGTTTAATTCATACTCATTAAGTCTAGCTATTATTGGATTACCTTCAGTTAGCCGCTTGATATTTTCCTTAGCCAAACCGAAGATGTATATGTTACCTGCACGTGCTCGTATCATTTAGCAGCAACCTCCTGAATAAGTCTATTTATGTACGCATCATGAAAGTTCTGACTTAAGTCAAATCCAACACACTTGTGACCAAGCTCAAATGCACTAATCAATGTTACTCCACTTCCAGCAAATGGCACGAGTATATTTGAGTTTGGCCAAACAAAAGTATTTAATATCTCTTGCATTAGTGCTGATGGCCTTTCAGTTGGATGAATACGTTGTGATGAAGGAACTCCACTGAAGTCGAATACATTCGAGCGGCCTTGTTTACGTAACTGTGCACTTCCTTTTCTTCCATACACGAACATCTCATAGGAATTACCTAAGTTAGTATTCATACCCATAGATTGGCCTACAGCAAGTCCCTTCTTCCAAATAGCAGGAATCTTATTCGTTTCAAACTTCGCACGTTGCATAGAGCTCATTACACGTGCAACATGTTCCGGTCCACACCAGATGATTATATAACTGTTATCTGCAGCAAGTCGATAACACTCATCGGTTAGGCGATTAAGGAATGCTAAATAATCCACGTTTGATATTTCCGTATAATCATACTTCAGACTTTGGTTATCATTATCTTCTCTATTATCCTGTAGATCAATTCCATACGGTGGATCACATTCTATAAATCCAAACTGGCCAGGCTCTAGTTTATTGTCGAAGAAATTTCCTACTATATATGCACTGAGTGGATCATCAGGACTTGTCATGCGACCAGAAAGCACGGCATCCTTACGAGCTTCTGCAACAGCAACTTTATTCGTCATTACATTAGCGAATCGTGCAAGTTTCTTCATTGCCGCTGATTTATTTTTCTCCTTATCTAATTCAAGTTCAGGTAGGACACGCATAGCTTCTGCGAGTTTCATATCCTGAATCACAGTAGCATGACTTACTCCTAATGTTCGTGCCGTGTCTCTAATAGAATGTCCAGGAGCATCTGCACTACGTGCTATTTTCTCACCGTGGATTTGTACAAGCGTTAAATGGAGACGCTCTTTCATCTTCACTTCTTCATCATAGTTCAAATTAAGCCTATCAAGATTCTCGAACAATTCCACGGCTGCAAGTTCTAGATCAGTCATAGGCTTATCATATATGCGGCAGCTGATCTCTGTCCACTGAAGCATTGTGCAAGCCATATAACGTCTACCACCAGCGACGAGCTTATATGGTTGCTCACCTGTTGGTGAGTACACAGCAATAGGATGAATTAATCCGTACTTTTCAATTGAGGTCATTAAATCCTGTAAAACGCCATAGCTTTGACGGCCACGTGTTTCCATAGATGCATAAATGTGCTCCATTGGTACGACTCGCAAAAGCCCTAAATTAATTGTAGGCATTTAAAGAAGCTCCTCTTAACGCTTGGCCATTAAAGTATAGTACAAATCAGCGAGTTGAGTCTCGCTCAGTGATTCTATAGTAGATTCAGCAGGAATCTCTTTGCGAGATTTAACAGGCTTTTCATGAGCAGTCTTTTCAGGTAGCATGCATCTACGAAGTCTCATTTCTAGTATGAGCTTCATACCTTCTTCAGGCGAGAGTTTAGATAGTTGTGTAATAGCTAAATCATCAAGCGTTGCAATAGCTAATCTCCTTAACTAAAATTAATTAGAGCGCTTCGCGTCACCAAGATGGCGTCACCTTCGGGACGCCGTAACCATTTCAGCTCTGCCGGCTACTCAAGAGAATCAGCGCAGGATTGCTGATATAACCTACTGTATAACCTCAAGCTATGACTATGAGTACGACTCCGCTTATGCAGATTCTTCCAGATTGCTAACCAAGGAAACATCTGGCCATTTAGCACCGCAAAGAACAGTGATAGTAGAATCACTAACCATCTGGGCCGTGAAATGTACTGAGTACAAATAATTCCTTTGGTTAAAATCTAACCACTGCATTTCTTTTGTGCTTCAAGCCATTTAGCCAAAAATTCAAGTATATCATTCTCCTGTTGCTCGCTAAATTCAATGGACTCAGCAAGTTCGTTAGTTTCATTAGTTTCATTATTTGTCTCCTCCATCAGTACTCCTAGTGTAGTCTTCTACCATCCGTCTATAACTCACCTCACGACTTAGCATGGCGAGTACAAAGTATTGACCAAACTCATCTAGCATTAGTATGGCATCATCTACTATTACTGAGAACACTCTTTTAAGCATACCATGCTCAAGGTGCAACTTCAGTTTGTTGTATTGCTCATCTGTTACTTCAAATGTAATCCTATGTGTGTAGGGCTTGTTCATAGCATGTTCCTACTCCAGTGCATTACCACACGCGCCATAAGATACCAAAGCCGAAGGAGTATATGAGAGTAATCATTATTCCTCTAATAATACGTGATTTTCAATGATGCTTTTCATTAGTTGCATATCATTACGTAATTCTCTTACTTCTTGCCGAATCTCATTTAGAGAGTTGTCATAAGAAGCAATAGCTTCAGCAGAACCTGCTTCGATGAGTGCCAATTAATTACTCCTTTTTGTTCGTGTGTGTAGAAGCTAGTGGAATACAGCAGGCAAGTAGGAGTTCTTGCTTTTCAGGAGTTACCTTAGCTGTATTCCACGACGCGCAAATTACTGTTGCTTTAGGAACCTATTTACCTCATTACTGTCACCGTACTTTGCATCACTCCTTACGCCTAATATAGCCCAGCCCTCACGTCCAAGCCATTCACTGGTGTCATTAGATGCAGTTTTATCTATATCAAATGCCTCACAGAATTCAGCGAGAAAACGCTTGAGCATAATCCCTCGCTTTTCAGTCATGCTGCCACTAGGAAAGTGACACTGCCAATATACTTCTTTCACCAGTGGCTCATCAGCAACGTCAAGCCGCACTTGTAGCATGTTGTCGCTATTACGATCCGGTTTAACACTCACTTCGAGTATACGTAACTTTGCCTCAGTACCCGCAGGTAGGATCTTTAACTCTGGTAAATTGTCGAGATCATATTCAGTGAAATCTATAATAGGCATCTTGCTGCTCCTGTTAATTACACTTGGTTTTGGTTCTTCAGATACTTGCGGACCTTTCATGAGTTGAGGTTCACCTAAGTCTGCACGGAAATCAGTATCAGTTGGTTTGGCACTGCGTTTACGCCGTTTTTGTGGCTTGTTAAAATCTACCACTTTTTTCAGTCCTCTTTCCGCTGACGTTGTAATAGCTCAGTAATAACTTCTAGATTGTCAGCGACTCGATATAGTATTGATCTTATCTCGTCTAACCTAGCATCCATTTTCAGGTGCAATGATACGAGATTCTTAAACAGTTCGTCGTGATCTATTTACTTTCTCTCAAACAAGCTAGGCTTATCCTTAGAATCCCAGCCACACTTAGTTAGTATTTTCTTAATGTCTGGCACCTCGAAAGTGTCGAGCTTACCTGCAGCAATACTGCTACTTGCTATATACTTACCAGTTCGTTGAGTGAGTATTTGGTACTCAACTCCACTTGCTGTTTGCTTGGTGTGAGCAATCCACTTCTCAGTGAACAACAGCGGAATGATTGTAGTGCCTTTCCCTGTAGTCATAAATCTCCACTCTACCGAACCAAGTACTTCATCTTTTATAGGCTCTATGTGTCCCGTAATTATAACGTCGCACGGAAGAGACAGTATTCTTTTGAACCAGTTATGAATCATCACTTTTTGAGGCACGTAATCATGAGTGAATCTTGGTGCTTGTCCTGGAATATTAGCAGCCTTGAGAATCTTGTTCATGATTGCTTCCGCAAACATGGTGGAACTGTCTAGCATATAAGTCCCGAAGCTTTCAAAATACTTATCTTTCTCGCGTTGCTCAAAATCCTTACACCATACGTCAAACATAGCAGGTTTAGTTGGGTCCTCTTGTTCATACTTTGTATCTACTACTATATCTCCTTTGAGTATATATTCTCGTAAGCATACTGTGCCAGCTGGGTCCCACGAGTCAATATGCACTGGCTTTCTAGCAGTGCGTGCAATAAAAGTTTTACCTGTACCAGTTTCCCCCATGAGCAATAGATTAAAACTGCTCTGCTTTGGGTCTTCCTTGTATAAGCCGCGTAATCGACTTGCTTCAATACGTGCATCAAGTGGCATCATTTAATCCTCATTTTTATCTTCTAGGATTGTGCGGCACATAAGACAGCGATTCAAATTTACTACTTTATCATCCTCATTCATTTACTGCTTGCTCTTTAGTTAAGTCGATAAACTGTTTAGCACCGCTATCAGTTCTAGGATCCCAAATCTCTCTTACAAATCCTAGTGGTACTTGCTCACACCTAGTTAATGGATTACTCCATGCATTGCAGAAGTCAAAGAACGCACATTTTCTACCGTAATTGAAGCACGCTTTTTCATTCATAGGAAATGAACGCATTGCTTGTGAATCTGTAGTCTCAGATTCTAGTAGGAATTTCATGTCGTATTGGAGTGAGTCATACCAATTAGTTTGACTTGTTAGCCAAGATTGCATCTGACTTAAGCTCTTCTCTACAATAGCCTCATCAAACTCACTTGGCTTAGACTTGTAAAAGAAGCTACACCTTACACGTATACCTCCAACTTCGTCTGATTCGCCGAATAAACAATACAGCACGTGTAAGTAGGTGAGCATTTGAGTACTAAGTAGCCACTGTTCAAACCAGTTGCCCATTCTTCGCTGACTCGTTTTGTGGTCCAAACAAATTACTTTATTATCACGCTTACGTTGTAGTAGTGCATCAAGCTTGAAGAACATTGGCGAGTCTGGTGCAATAAGTACAGTTCCACCTATCTCTGTACCTAACACTACATAGTCTCTTGAGTCGCTAGCAAACCTCTGCGCATATTGAACTAAGGTTTGCATAGCATTAGCTGGATCTTTAGGAGCAAACTGACCATCAGATTCACTACTTAATTTTAACCTATAAGCATTATAGAAGATATAACACGCCTCCTCAATTGACTCCTTTGAATACTGATTATTTAATAAGTGTTCTACTGCAAGGTGCCAGCAACTACCAAAATGTAAGTGATTATTTGTATAGTCTTCCCTCCACTGTAATACATGTTCGTAAAAAAACTTACGTGGGCATGACATATAGACACTTAATTTACTTGGATCAATTACGTTCCAAGTTTCCTGCTCAGGTAGTAAGTCTAGCAGCTTCATCTAATTCTCTTTCCACTTGTTCTATTGAGTCTAGTATCACGGAACGCTTTACGTATTTATCTCCTGCCGCATCAAACAGCAACAGATTTAAGCGTTTGTGCTTGAGTGCGAATATCACGCATGCTATTGAGCACATCACCGAGAGTCCTGTTATTACTATATAATCCTCAGGATTGCTCCCTTCCATCCTAGGAAAAAACTCTCGTAGCATATTACTGACAGCGGTACGATTCACTATTTCAGTTGATAAAAATACTAATTCACCATGCTGTTCAGCCGCTGAAAAATCGTGGTAGCCTTTTGCTACTACAAAAACCTTACGTTTCTCGTTCACTTGTTTTCCTTTAGTGGTAATATTTGAGTAGAAGTTCTTTCTCGTTTAGATAGTAGAATACGGGCTTGTTAGCACGAGTAAAATAATGATACTCTTTCGTTGCTCCTTTACTTTGCTCCCAATTAGGAAGCATGACTAATGCACTACAGAATCGTGCTATATGCAAATCCATCTCACAAAAGAACTCGGTAGGAATATCCGGCGCCAAGTCGTCAAAATACGCGCTATTTATATGAGGACAGAAATAGTAAATTTTATTACGTGCACACCAAATTGCTGCATTTATTGCGGCTTCTATATTAGCACGTTTCTGCTTGCTGTCATCTGACGAGTAGGGTCCAGCTATATAAATGAGTTTGTATTGCGCCATTAGTACTTCTCCATAAACTTACGGTGATCACGAAGCATTTGATCATGCTTAATTTGACCTTGCTTTAGATCACTCCTTATATCATTCATAGTAGCAACTGTAACGCTTCCTACCCAGAATAAAACTGCTATCATAGATAGATAAATTAGCAACTGAAAAACATCTAATACGCGTTGCAACACTCAATTCCTATAGGGCTGGCAATTATAGCACCAGCCCTTACTTTGGTTAACATTTAACCGCAGGAGAAATAACTCCTAACGATTACGCCGGCTGCGTCCAGCTGCTGGATCGTACTCAGTAGGCTGAGGCTCAGCAGGAACTTCTGTTACCACACTCGGATCACCATTCACGCCTTCAGTGATAGTAGCAATTTCTTCTGCTGTCGGCTCGGGCTCACCTTCACTGCCATTAACAGCAGGTGATTCAGCAGGTGTCGTGCCGCGTTTTGCAAAGCGCTCTTGAATGAGCCGCAGAATTTCTTCCTGGCGTTCTGGAGTCCAATCATCAAAGTTCTCACTGATAACCTTAACAGGATCAACGGTCTTTATAGAAGAAGTCAATCGCACTGACACGCCAGGTTTCCACTGACTCATATCATTCTGAATACGCTCAGCGGTCAATCCAGCAGCTAGCATCTTACGCGCATTTGCCTGAGCAGCAATTGTAAGTGCACGCTTAAACAGCTCATGTGTATTTTCTGGACCATACATCTCAATTGCCTCAGGCAAAGTCTCAGAGAAATTATAGGTGAATTCCATCTCAGGCTTGCCCTGGGTCTTTACACTAATTGCTTCTGGTTTCATTGAGTTACCTTCCGCGACTATGTCGCATACAAGTTAAAGTAATGAGTTCTTCTCGCACCTTTCAGGAATTGAGTTTATTGTTTAGCCCTCCTTTCATTATAGATATTATAACACGTTTCAATACACTTGTCAAGTCAAAAATACGTCACTTTGAAACTTTGAGCCAATACACTCAGCTAATTCCATGAGCTGTTTATCACTCATAGAATCAACAGTTTCTTGTATACTAGGCCAATGACGCTTTCTTTCTATACGAAGTCTTTCCAGAGCAGCTTGCTCAAAGCGAATCAGCCACTCGCTAATAGTTATGAGTTTACTTTCCCACGTCTCATAATCGGCGAGTATATTATGCTCATTGTATACGTGTAAACCGTAGCATGTTCGACAGAACAATTTGCCACAGTGCATAAATACCTCATGTACAAAGCATACATGATTGCTAGCTAATGGCAGTAGTTCCATAACTTACCTGCCTAATTTCCGCTTCAACATTTCTAATATTGATTCGAGATTATCATCACTTATTGCATCCGTGATACTTGTAGGGTCGTCAAAATGCTCGTTCTTTGCACGTTGTGTGAAAGTTCTTGCAACCTTATCTTTTAGTGGAAGCTTGTATTCTTTAGATTGCCATGTTAAGGACCGTGCATTCACGAATTTCTGATAGGCGTACAACATAGCGTTGCTATGGACCTGCTTCAAATGTAGCACATAACATGCTTGGCAGTGTACTGCTTCACAGCAAGTAACTAAATTAGTACTTGATTCACACCTGTGTCCTCCGTTAGCTTCGTACTTTATTACGCGCTGATCCGCAGGACTCAATTGTTTTAGCATGGCAAGCATTTCTGCTTTTTGTTCTGGCGTCATCAGAAAATCCTTTAAGTTTGGCCTATCCACAATCATGAGTAATTATAACATACTTTGGTTACAATGTCAAGTCCTTATTCACTTAGAATAAAGATTAAGTCGAGCCGGCAGTAATATTTGCTACTACCGCGCGGCCCGAACATAAATGTTAGTCTAACATCAGGCGATCTATTAACTCATTCTGACGCTCTTCATCTGACCACTCAAAATTAGTGGCTTCACCACACGAACAATTTAAGCGTACAGTTGCAGATGCACCAATAAAAGTACCTTTCGGAGTTACAGTAGTTAGGAATGTTTCATTTACTATATCAACTGATACTTCATGCTCTTCGTGCTCATCAGTAAAGCTACTTACATCAAGAGCAATTTGTAACTCTTGTTCTCCAATAGTAGTTAGGCAAGACTCACAGGAAATCTCGAATATGATATTCCCATCTACAATAGAACAACCATCTAGCCCAATACATTCCTCAGAAAAATCACCACGTAGAATAAGTTCTTGATTACAGTGTGGACATTCCATTCTTATTCTCCTTTAGTTTGTTCTTGAAAGTGCTTAATACACTCTGAACAATTACGTTGTTTTTGATCCTTACAAAACATCCAACTACATTCGTGATGCTTCTTACATATATAGCAGTTGTGAGAGTGATGCCATTCGCTAATTACTTGACCGTCTGACATTAAGGTAATTCCTTTCTACTATCGCGCGGGCAGTCCGACGGAGTCGGTATTAATCATTAAGTTCAAGTAATTTAAGTTGCATAAAACACTCAGAGCATTTATACTCATTTGAGCCGCTCTGCAGACATTACTTATTCTCCTTATCTAAATCGTTCAGTGCAGAACTGATTTCAACTATAGATATTATAACACACTTTCTACCGTTTGTCAAGCCCTGGACGAAGATTAAGTTATAGAAATTTCTCATATAGTACGCGCTGATCAGATAGGTCTATTATTTTAGCCTCAATAAATGAGTTCTGAAGCCAGTGAATTAAATTACGTATATATTGTTGCTCAAATATTTTTAGTAAAGGTGCTGCTTTTCTTATATACCCATATTCATCAACTTCTATTAGACAGGCAAAATTGTTGGTTACAACTTGTAGATATAACATTTATTACTCCATTTTAATAGTGCAATTATAAGTAGACACTCTAATATAAGGGCGTGCCGCCTCTTGGTGAGCCCCACTCACAACCCATAACTGGGTTGTTCATGAGACTACTCAAGGGAACTAAAGAACCTTCACTGGAACAACCCACTGTGTAACCTCAAGCTATGACTATGAGCAGCATTGGCACCTAACAAGATGCCTACAATTGCTGGACAAAGAAAACGCTGTGCGTTAGCACCATCCACATAAAGCATCTCGTACTTGCTTTGGATGAAATTTAACCGTAGCAAGTGCTAGACACTTCCATTGCTTGCTGATCAACTATTAGCGTTATTTGCTGCCTAATCATAGTACGCAAATCGTCTGTAATGCTAAGTAGATATACGTCTATGTCAACGAGCTGGCGCATTATTGAGTCACGTTCGTTAGGCTACAATTGTGTTAGCTCCTTATTTGGATGAAATGTAACCACAGTAACTATTCACTCCTATTTATTGACTTCTCACTGCTGAAGGCCTCGCCATAACGTAACTTTAGTTTAGCAATATTGCTGGCGGCAACTTCGTCCAGTGATAAATCAAGTGCACTGCATAGCTCTGCGACGTACCACATAACATCACCTATTTCACTACTAAGCTTATCCATGTCTATTGCATGCCCGTGAAATTTCCACTTCTTGAAGTGATCAGCAACTTCACCTGCCTCTCCACATAGGCCTAGCATTGCCATAGTAATGTTTGCAGTGCGATTATTTAGATCGTTGGCAAAAGCAGATGTTTTGTGAGCCAGTTTTTGATACTCATTTAGGTCCAAGGTAATCTCCTTGCTTATTTTCGCGTAGACGCGACCGCGCTAGTAAATGGTTAAAATGCTTATGGCGGGCAGTCCGCAGGATGCGGTACTTTACCTATTACACTACTCGTTATCTTCCTCTAATTTACGTAGAATTTCTTTGTTCTGTGCAATAATCACTTGAGTACGAGCAGTTTGATCACTGAAATTCTTCTCGAAGTAATCACGACTCTCACTTAATACTAAGAACACTCGCCACCATATAAGTGCTATGAATAATAGAGTAGCACATTGTAGGCCTATTAATGACGCTGTTAGCTATAGTGGTATAATGAGGTTATGCTCCACTAACTGTTTCCTGCTTTGGTTAAAGTTTAACCACACTCATATTCTTGTGAGTAGCACGACCGAGCTGAAACTGTTCGGTGCTAGTGACCGCTGTTCGGTAAAGGTGCAGCGACAGTGATTATCCGTTAATAATCTAGGTGAATATCGTCTGCTAATCGTTCCCCCACTAGCAAGGCCGGTTAAGTTTCACCTTTAGTGGCAAGGTAAAAGGGTTCTTACCACTTGTTGAAAGCCCTTTTGTGTCGAAGGGCGGGTTAGGTGTTTCCGACGTTCTTTCTTTCAGTAAAAGGCTCGAGGGCACTCACTCAGTGCCCGACCTTACTCAATTAAATATATACCTATACAAATTGCTTTATCTTTTATAACGTCTTATAAATTCCTCTCTTAATATCGTAGATATTTCTTCCTCAATTTCAATTTGCTCATTGAGTCGTAGACTCTGTAGCTCCTCTAATGTTAGCACTTTTTTAGGCTTTGTGCTTATCAGTGTTAAATTATTCTCTCCTTTTTCTACTCGTGATGTACGACTGCACATTTAGCTAGTCCTTTATCACTTAAATTTGCTGTCGGTGATTTAATTACGAGTCTATACTACGTAGTCTATTTAGCTCATCTGTTAGCTTTCTATCATCACGATGAATTGCAGCTCCTGCTGAGTCTAGTAGTGCACTCTGAGTTAAATAGTGTACATATACGTGATGAACTTCTTCTAAAATATCACGTAGGCTTAATTCTGGCCTTTCTGCACTTATTTCACTTAGTAGAATGAGATCACGTTCTAGTCTCTTGCGCACCAATGCACGTAAATCTAATAAGCGTTCATCATTGCTTCGTTCCACGTTAGCATACCTCCTGTAGTCGAGGGTCTATATCTTTAGCCAACGTAGTTGGCAATGCACGAAGGTCCAGCAGCCTTTCGTCATTGCTATGATTCATTAGATTATTCCTTTTTGCTTAAATTTTGGGGTCGGTAACTTTGCACGTATCATCTTTGTGTACGTGGTTGCCTATTGAGTATTTCATCTGTCTTAGTACTTACTTCGGTTGCCATTTGAGCTATTCTTTCTGCCGATTGTTCTATCCTTTCTAATGATAGTTGATTTTTGCGTATGTCTATGCGACAGTTATATAGCATAATTAATACTAGTATAGTACTTAGTGCGTACATAAATTCCACTTTATTTCCTTTCTACTTTATTATTTTGTAATGTTAATTACTCATTCCATTCTTCTAATTGCTTGAGTGCAATAGCACTCGTTTCAGCCTCTTTTGCGAGTTTTATTATCTTGAATAATCCTTTCTGAAATGGTTCTTGTGCTTTATCAGTTTTATACTGTGCTATTTTACTTTTGTAGTGCTCAATCCAGTGCTGTAATATAGCATTTATTGTTTTGTTCCTTTCTATTTGGAGTGAAGTTAATTGCTCAGCTTTGGTAGAAGCATTTTGCTGAGCAATACTAGCTGCAACCATTTCTTTTATATTCTCTGGTAATATTCTCTTAGGTTCTTCTATCTGTAATCCTAGCTTTTTAGCATGAGCCATTGCTACTGCTAACATTTGCTGGTCTGGAACTTTAATAGCATCGGAAGATGCATCAGCCTCGGGCAACCACTTTGCCTCGTCCTCTTGTAGATTCTCTAATAACTTATGCTTAAGTCTATTGCCTGGATTCAATGAGGCTCTAAACATGTTCTGTAGTATATTTGTAGCTTCGTGAGTTGAGGTTATAGGCTTAGCTCCATTCCTATCAATCCAGCTTTCAAATATATCTACAACTATACGTAGCATTTCACTCATGCTTTTTAGATGCTTGCCATTCTCTTGTATATGTATTGCTATCTTTGCCAGTGTTTTTCTGTCGATTGTAGTGTATACTACTGCATCAGACTTCTTTTCCATTCTATACATCCTAAGTTCTATTGATCACCAAAATATTATACTAGGAATTCTAGTATAGTTTTATTCCATTAGCTTCTCTATTCTCCTTTCATTTTGCGTACTTTGTTTTTACTTTTTATCTGTAGCTATCCATTATTACTTTGCTTTTCTCAGGATATCAGGATTTCAGTCTTTCATACATTCAGCGCTTTTAGAAAACATTGTGTCGTTAGTATCTCCTTAATACTTACTCCTTAATACTTACTCCTTAATACTTACTCCTTATTATTTACTCCGTATTCTCTTTCTTCTTTATTATATATTTTTTTTTAAGAGAAAGAATAGAGAGCTTAAGTATATAGTAAACACTAACTGCTAGCTACTTAGCGCACACATCGCCCAGACCGCTGAGATCATGAATGTCTGAAATCATGAATACATGATAACATGAAAAACCATACGTGTCAAGCTAATTAAGTTAATTTCACTCCTAAATGACGATTTTTCTATAAACTTGCAAAATTAAGTGTGGTTAAATTCTAACCACAACACATACTTATAGCATATATTCTCTTCTTGACATTTGCACTGAAATCTGATATAATTAACCTAAATTTCAGGCTTAATTATGTTCGGGCCGGCCTGAAAGTATCCAGTGACTACTTGTTACTTACAAGTGTCTACTTAAATGGTTCAAATAGATCGGTTCAGTCTGAACGTTCGACTAGGACTATGCAAGTATTTACTGACTACTTACTAGTAAGGAGTATTGTCTAAATGCTTCTACGTAATTTATTCACTAAATTTTCCCCCTCGGCCCCGCGCGTAAGTAATATTCACAAGTACACCTATGCATTAGTAGATATATCTAAGTGCTTCTATTGCCTGGCGCCTGCAAAAGCATTTGATCATGTCCTACCACAGTCTTTAGCAAAATTGCTGCCTTACTTCAACTTTCCGTCTGAGTTGCTTAAACTCGTACCTTGTTGTACAAAGTGTAATAGTATTGCTGGCAATAGATTCTTTATAACTTTAGCTGCAAAGAAAAAGTTTATCCTCACGCGTATAAATGAGCTCAAGGTACGTAGTACCTATGCAGAAGTAATTGATAGGCTAGAGAGGTTGCTGGCTAAATAAACTAATATGAATGCTCGTATATATTAGATGCTTCAATCCTTTGTACTGTGGTTAAATTCTATCCATAGGACTGTTTACGCACGCAAAGAAAGCCAGCGCATCACACGCTCTTTGGTGTTGAACTTTTCTACATTAGCTCTATTTATCTAGTTACATGACCACGGTCTAATTGAACACCGCAATAATTCGTATAGTATTTGGACTGAAAAGAAGCCTATTGCCAATAGCCACCAAGGTATTTCGTCGTATTTCATGCTGTTTCCTTAAGCCGGTGCTCATCCCGGCGTATTAGAGTTTAGTTATCTTCGTTCAGTTTATTTCTTGCGTGATTTGAGCAGTTTTGCTACCTCAATATGCAATTCGTGCAATCTATCCCGAATTAATTGGAGCATTTCTATATCGGCATTTTTGATACCGTGTTCCGACAGGTCGTCTAATGCCTTAATAGATTCACGACAGAATGGCCGTAATATTTGGAGTGTATAAAATTCATCGTTATTCATTATACTTTCCTCTCGCAGAGAGGGCTAGTCCTCATCCTAGCCCAGTTTCTTGTTCACCTTATATTTTTTTGGCCTTGTTTGCTTCAAAGCGAGCTTTGAGCAATTCGTACTCTGCCTGTGCCTCGGCCTCATTCATTTGAGCAATACGCTCCTCAGGCGTAATGGTAAACTTACCATCCTCATCTACTACAACTCGCCGGCCTACAGGAAACTTGCCATTGCGTGCTCTGGTTTGCAGTTTGCGGGTAACTGATTCGCCACCTGCCTCAAGGAGTTTTTCCAGTGAGGAGAACAGGACTGTTGCCTGGTACTTCACAAGCTCCTTAGTTTTGTCACCGTCAACATGTGCTGTAAAGTCAATGTTCACTGTCAGGTCGGATGCTTGGTACTCTGCCATTGTAGTGCTCCTTGCATACTTGCTCTATGCACTCGCATGAGCGAGTATACTATTTGAAAGAACTTTGTGTGCAGCACCTTGCTGCTCACACTCTAATTGTTGCACAGATTCAGTGATCTGTCAACTCCGATTCGCCAGTGCCATACTGCCGCTGACAGTTATATTGTTGCACACAAAATCACGGTTGTCAAATGCAGTTTGAACTTTGAGCGGCAAAAGGAAGTACATTCGTGCACACTCGTGTCTTTCGCTCACACATATGCGCCTGTCATTCGCACGCATGCGTGTGCAAGCTGCCCCCTGGCACTGGGGGTACAAATTCCTGCGCGGCTGCTGAGAGCAATTTCCCTACTGCGGCAACTTTTATTCAAGGTAGCATTTAACCATCCTCACCTTCTACCTAATATTATAACACACTCTAATTCGTTTGTCAATAATAGAATTCATTTTTAAGTGTATATACAAACTCAACTTCAAATGTGAAAATTTTGTGAAAATGAATTTGCGAGATAAATTAAGGGAATTTTACTGCTAATCACTCATCCGTGCTTGACAAACGGCCTAAAAACTGATATAATTTCAGTATGATTAAAAAAGCTTCTGAAACTAAGGAGTGCAAGTTATGGACGACTCAACCGATAATAAGTACTTATACGATCGAAGGTTTGTTCCGAAGCGTAATTACGAAGTAAAATCACTGTGGGAAAATCACCACAGCATGCTGCGAATGCTAGCACTAGGTCATTCAAATGCTGACATTGCAGAGGCTCATGGTGTTACAGCTCAGACTATCAGCAATTTACGTAACTCGCCCGTTGCTAAAACGAAATTGCACTCACTGCGCGAGACTCTTGATAGCGAAGCGATTGATATTGGTGCAAGGATTAACGAGTTTGCACCGCTTGCGCTCAAATTACTTGAGGATGTCATTAGCGGAGAAGTGGAGGCACCAATTGCTATTCGTGCCAAGTATGCAAGTGTACACTTAGGTAGAGCCGGTTTTGGTGAGGTTAAGAAGATAGCCTCTGTTAACACTCACTTAACACGTGATGATATAGAACTAATTAAAATGCGTGCAATAGACAGCGCACGTGAGGCCGGCCTGATAGTGGAAGACTAATTACTATGGTTAAACTTTAACCACACTTATGGAATTGCTTATGGCTTTAGCAACACTTACTCCTGACCTAACTGATGTACTCACACTTTGCTACTCTAGCACAGGAGTATTTTGCAAAACGCTCCTTCCAGAAGCATTCAATACTCCATGGTCGCAGCTGCACAAAAAAATGCTTCAGGCAATAGATTCAGGACACCAGAAGGTTTGTATAGCTGCACCACGTGGCTTAGGCAAGACCTCACTTGTACGTGCACTCGTTGAAAAGGGCATTCTCTTCCGCAACTACGAGTTTATACCTTACGTCAGTAACAGTGAAACTATTGCTACAATGCAAACCGAAAATATTAAGCGAGAACTTCAAACGAATAGAGAGATCCGTAGAATCTTTGGAAACGTCCAAATTAACTCAGATGATCCCGAACTCGATGAGTCCTTCAGCAAACAGTCATGGGTAGCATTTGGTTCAACACTTGTCATGCCACGAGGAGCAGGCCAGCAAGTTCGTGGACTACTTTACAAACACTATCGTCCACAACTTATCATTGTTGACGACTTAGAGAAGAAGGAAGAGCTTGAGAATCCAGAAAACCGCCGCAAACTTAAGGAATGGTTTCACTCAGATCTTATGAAGTGTGTAGATCGGTACTCAGACAAGTGGAGGATCATCTACATTGATACACTCAAACACTACGACTCACTTCTGCAGGAACTTCTAAAGGATCCAGATTGGTACTCAATTAGATTAGACTTATGTGATGATAACTACAATTCACTCGCACCTTACCTAATCAGCTCAGAAGAACTTAAGCGTGAAGCTGAATCGCATCGAGCCAAAGGAATTCTTGATGTCTTTTATATGGAGTACAGAAATTTACCTATCTCCAAAGAAGACGCCTCCTTTCGTCAGGAGCACTTTAAATACTACGAAGAAATCGACATAGCCGATCAGCAACTAGAAAACTTCGTGATAGTTGATCCGGCCAAAACAGCTAATATGCATTCCGCTGATTCTGCCATCGTAGGAATTGGAGTAAATTATGCAACTAATGCTATTTACGTACGTGATATCGTTAGCGGCAAATTCTTCCCCAATGAATTGTACGATGAAATGTTTGCTATGCGTCGGCGCTTGCGTGCTTTTCGTGTTGGAGTTGAAGTTACTGGCCTCGACGAATTCATTAAGCAACCAATACTAAACGAGATGTTAAAGCGCGGTCCAGGTGACTCATTTGAACCGATATGGCTAAAAGCTCGTGGCGGATCGCCTGATGGTGAGAAGGGTAAAATTAAGCGTATTGGCTCACTCTCTCCATACTACCGACAGGGTTACCTTTATCATAACAAGAACAATTGTGCAAAGTTAGAAGCACAACTGCTTTCCTTTCCTCGCTCGGGTCTAGTTGATGTTGCTGATGCCACTGCCTACATTATCGAACTGCTTGAGCTTGGTGGTCGCTATTTTGAGGTGCCTGAATCCGTAACTGAATCTACTAGTGAGGATGAGTATGCTGAACTTGAGTATGAATTACCACTTGGTGACTGGAGAATTGTCTAATGCCTTACATGGTCACTAATCCAGATTCGCTAATAAATCTTGGCGATGCCGAGAGATACGATTATAAGTACGACTATCCCGATGATTTGAATCTCAAGCCAGGTGGCGAACTTCACCAGCGTTTACTTTCTCGCTTGCTCCGTTACTCGTGGGAAGCCGCAAAGGTCCAATCCTCACGCCGTCCTGCTTGGGATGAGATAAACAAAACGCTAACCGCTTATATTTCCTTATCTGATAAAGAACGCTTAATCAAGCATAAAGACCCACGCAAACCAGTTTCTATTGTGTTTCCGTACTCCTATGCAATCCTCGAAACACTTGTCTCTTATCTCGTAGCGGCTTTTCTACCTGATCCAATGTTCCGTTATGAAGGCACTGCACCAGAGGACGTAGCTGGTGCTATATTAATGGAGAAAGTTATTCAGCTTCAAGTCCTACGCAACAAAGTAGGCCTAAACTTGCACACGTTATTCCGCGATGCGTGCGCCTATGGCTTTGGTGTGTGCTCACCTTATTGGCTTGTACGCAAAGGACGTAAACAAACTAGACAAGAACGCGGATTTTATGATGGTGATGGACAATTTACTCAAACTGGTTTCGCCCGCGGCACAAGCAATAATGTACTCTTCGAGGGTAATGCTATTTCCAACATAGATCCGTATAATTACTTACCAGACCCAAACTATTCTATACACGATGTCCAGAAGGGCGAATATGTTGCTTGGTTGGATCGCACTAATTATATGGACTTATTAGGAGAAGAGCAAGATGATCCTACACTGTTTAATGTTAGGTATTTACGTCACTCTCCTAATAGGGCTAGTGGTATTCTTGGAAGTAATTCACGCACTTCGCGTACTCATTCATTACGCAGTGACACCGCTAATTTTGATCGCAGCATATCACTTCCTGTAGATCAGCTGCATATATACGCTAAACTTATTCCTTCTCAATGGAAACTTGGAGACAGTGACATTCCAGAGAAGTGGCTTTTTACAGTAGGAAATGACTCAATTATTGTGCGTGCAAATCCACTTGATCTTGACCACGACATGTTCCCTGTAGTAATAGCCGCACCTGATTTCGATGGCTACTCTCCATTAGCATACTCAAGACTCGAAATACTAGGTGGCATGCAAACAACTATAGATTGGCTCTTCAATTGCTTCTCGGATGATACGGAAGTATTGACAAGCAATGGGTGGCAGCTGATCTCAGAAGCAATGAAACAGAACGCGGAAGTTGCAACAGTTGATCCAGATACCGGTATGATACGCTACGAGATTCCGAAGCAATGGTTTGAGTATGATTACGATGACTATTTACTATACTTCAAATCAGCACGCCATGATATATTAGTAACTCCTAATCACAAGTTGTACGGAGCATACAGAACAAGTCATGGTAAACTAACTGAACGACAATTCGTAGAAGCAATTTACGTGAATTATGGGCTTGGACATAGTGAGTTCAAGATACCCACTACAGCTAGTTGGCATGAAGAAAGCATCCAAGATATAACTCTTGATTCTGGTACTACAATAAGTGGTAACACGTTTGCTGCTTATTTAGGTTGGTTATTAAGTGACGGTGGAATTCATCACAGCTCAGCAAGTGGTACATATATTGCTGCAATAACACAGTCCAAAAATCAGAACTGGGATAATATAGATTCTATATTAGCTTCTATGCCATTCCACGTTACCGAGTATAGAGATGAGCCTAAGAAAGCAGAGCGTTGGGTTATATCTAACAAAAAATTCTATACATGGTTAGCAAATAATTGTTACTTAGGCGGAACTACAGGTGAGTACAAACGAATTCCTCAATTTATTAAGGATGCTGGACGCTTTGCGCAAAAGTTATTCTTTGATGCTTTTGTCGCAGGTGATGGACACATCTTTCCAAATAATCCTAACTTAATACGTATTGGTACTGAGAGTTTGATGCTCGCTGATGATTTGCAAGAGATGTGTATGAAGCTAGGATACAGCTGTACTATACGCGAATCTACAACAGCATACAGTAAGCAATTCTGGTACCTAAACATTAACACGCTCGGTCCCGATTCCGCAATAACACAGCGTCCGTCACGAGGTACTGGTGGTACGTATAAGGTACGCTACATAGGAAAGGTATATTGCTTCGAGAATTCAACACACCTTTCAGTGTTTAGGCGTGATGGAAAAGCTTATATCTGTTCTCAATCACATATTGCTAACGTGCGTAAGGCGATCAATGACGTATTAGTGGTAGACCCGTATTTACTCAACATTGAAGACTTACGCGATCCTGAGCCAGGAGGATTAGTACGACTTCGTAGGCCTGCCTGGGGTCGTGGCGTCGAGAACGCCGTCAAACAATTAGCTGTCACCGACATTACTCGTACGAACTTACAGGATGTATCTTTCATTATTGAGTACATGCAAACAATGACTGGCACCGATAACGCTGTTATGGGTAACTTACGCAAAGGCGGCCCCGAAAGGCTCTCAGCTCGCGAGTTTCAAGGAACTGCTCAAGGTGCAGTGAATCGACTTGAACGAATTGCCAAAGTAATCGGCCTTCAGGCCTTTCAAGACCTTGGATATATGTTCGCACACCACGCACAGCAATTCATGTCTCAGGACGTTTACGTCAAAACTGTAGGAGATTGGCCTGATTCTGTTCAACGACAGTTTAATATACAAGACAATCGTATCCGCGTAAGTCCACTAGACATCCTTGTAGACTATGACTTAATCGTGCGCGATGGCAGTGTACCAGGTGGTAATTTCAGTGACGTTTGGACGCAGCTCTTTCAAATAATAGGTACAAACGAACAACTTGCACAGCACTTCGATGTGGTTAATATCTTCAAATACATAGCAACTTCATTAGGTGCCAAAAATGTTGACGCATTTGAGCGCTCACAGCCAGCAGCACAAGTTATGGCTAGACCTGATGAAGAGGTAATGAATCAGGTACAAAATGGCGAATTGGTTAGCTTATTGGAGCAGGGATAATGTTACTATGGTTAAAGTTTAACCACACTGGGATTTCTACGAGTACGCCGATCGAGCTATGGCTCCCGGTACTGCAGGCATACCCGCTTACGTGCCGCACTTTGTTTCCATGTCAAGCAAATCCGAAGGGTTTGGTCACAGCCACTTGGCTTGAGTATTTGGTTCGTCAGTGGATTTGGTACATCCTTCTTATTCCAGCAACTAAAACTCCTAAATGGACTGCGTGCCGTGATGCGGAATCGCGTGATCTATCACGCAAAGGTATTAATAAATGAGTGAAGTTAAACAAGAAATTTATGGTACTCTTTCACAATATCACGACTTTCTTGACTCAGTCATTTGGCGTGATATCTTAAACGAAGTTAATGCGTGGCTTCAGGATGCACGTAACCAGTTAGAAGCTGTACAAGACTTTGCTGAAATGCGACGCTTCCAAGGAATAAGTGAAGCATGCCGCTATTTCCTGCAACTTCCACAGCAAATAATAGAGACTTTTGAGTCAAGGAGTAACACTGATGGCCGAACAGAACTTTGATTTACTTGATTTTGGTCCAGCTGCAGAACCAGAATTGATTCCTGCGGAGACAAGTGAACACATTCCTGCGGAACCAGTTGAACCTATTGAATTTGAGTCTTCACAAGAAGAACCTGAATCGACAGATTCTCATGAATCAGCATTACTCGCACGGCTTGAAGAAGAAACTGGCCGACGCCTGCAACTTGAACGAGAGATTCCAGTTGAAGAATCTACTCGTGAAACTCAGTCTGATCCTGACTTTCTAGAAGGACTAGATTTAGACGAAGTACTTAGTAGCAGCGAGAATCTCAACCGGCTTCTTTTAGCCGTTTATAATCGCGGCGTTAGTGAGTCAATGCGTCGTGCCTCAGACAATGTACTCGGTTCAGTTAGTGAGTTAGTTTCACGCTACGTGCGTGAGCAACTATCAATGAGCGAAATGGTAAAGGAGTTTTATGAGCAAAATGAAGATCTGCGTCCATTACGACGTACCGTCGCGGCATACGCTAAGGAAATCTCACGTGAGAATCCAGAACTTAAACCTTATGAGGTGTTTAGCCAAACTGCAACTAAAGTTCGCACCGCGCTGAAACTTAAGAAGATTTCGCCACCGGCAACTCCTAGTAAAAGTTTCGCACCTCAACGCGGTCGCAAAGTCAGCCTGGAGCCAGAACTAACTGGTATTGAGAAAGAGATAATGGAGTTGGTTGATATCTGAAAGGGGCACGTAATGGAATTGCTGTATATAAGTCGTTATGATCGCCACTGTCTCGAAAAGTTAATTGGCACCTCGACCGAAGAGCGTCTCATTGAAGAAGGACACATATTCACACTTAGTGATGGCACGGAGTACGAACGCGTTGGACAAACACTTATTATTGTGCCTGCTGAGGAGCCACCGGAGTAATTAATTAACCTTCTGAAGTAGTGCTGGGCTTCAGAGCAAACTACACGGAGGGTAATGCTATGGCGTTTTTAGGCATGCGAGGCAGTGGGGATTGGGCTACAGATGAAAGACCTAAAAATTGGCGGCAAAGTATCTTATATCTGTATCCTAATGGAAGTGCGCCATTAACTGGCTTGCTTAGCAAAATGAGTGAAGAGGTAGTAACAGACCCCGAATTCAATTGGTGGACTAAAGTTCTGCCAACTCAAGGCGGAACTGTTACAGACGTATTCACCGATGCTGCATTGCTGACGCCATATGTAAGTGGTGCTGCAGCTGGAGCAACACTCTATGTAAATCTCTCACTGGCAACCGCGAGTGAATTTCGTGCTGGGCATCAAGTGTTATTGCGTGTGAGCACTAACCTTAACGTAGATGTGAATGCTAAAGTTATTGCCGTAACCAAAAATGGTGCCAGTTCGTACCTTACTGTACGTCTGCTTGAAGCAGACGACAATGGTGGAGCAACTACGTTGGGAAGTTGCAATGCTGTACTTATTATTGGTAACATCAATGCTGAAGGTGCACCAATTCCTGATGCTATTGCGTACGATCCAGTTAAGTGGATGAACTATACGCAAATCTTTCGCACTCCACTTGATATCACTCGTACTGCGCGTAAAACAACACTGCGTACCGAAGATGCGTACAAAGAAGCAAAGCGTGAATCTCTGGAATTACACTCTATTGAAATGGAGAACGCATTCTTCTGGGGAATTCGTACGGAAGGTGTAGGTACAAATGGTAAGCCGGAACGTACTACTATGGGAGTAGTGCAGGCGATAAAAACAGGTGCTCCAGGTAACGTATTCAATTACACGACTGATGTAAGTGTTCCTGCGAGTACTCCATGGATAGAAGGTGGTGAGTTTTGGCTCGATAGTGCACTTGAAGTAATTGCTCGGTTTGGTAGTATGGATAGAATGGCGTTTTGTGGGAGTGGTGCTTTACTCGGCATTCAACGCTTAGCAAAAGCAACGGGTCAAATTAACCTTACACCTCTGAGTACTTCCTACGGACTCAAAATTACGCAGTGGATTACTCCGTTTATGACTGTGAACTTGATGACGCATCCGTTATTTAGTTACGATCCAACAACACGTAACGTTATGATAGTGCTCGAACCGAGTATGCTCAAATACCGCTACATTGATGACACTACATTTATGAGTATGGACCCCACGAAAGTGTCGCCCTCGCATGAACGCTTGGATGGTACGAAAGAAGAATGGCTTACAGAATGTGGTTTGGAATATCACCATCCAATGAAGTTTGGCTTACTTCAGAATGTTGGTACTGATAAGCCCTAACGATTGAGGTCTGCTATGACATTACTAGAGATAAGAACAAAGTTTATCGAATTGAGTGGTCGGTATGACCTCATTACCGATACGGAATCTTATCAGGATGCTGGAGCAGACTTTCTTATACTGTCTGGGCAACGATGGCTTGATCGTACATTTGAGGTACTCAAGTCATCAGCCAATTATTATGCCACTTTATCGCAAGGTTCCTGGTATGTACTTGTGCCTGAGTGCCGTATAATAAGAGGGGTGTGGATTAGCTATTCTAACGGTGTGGTCGGTATGCTCAAGCAACTCTCTCTTGAGCGTATGCGTCATTGCTTTTCTCAAGTCACAACGAGTGATAGCTGTCCACACTTCTATGCACCGTGCTCAATTCGCACTCAGCCAGAAGTTGCTGGGCAACTAACGGTCCCACCGAGTACTATTGTTATGGAGGACAACTTTCCTTACAATGCAGTAGTGTTCGATGTACCTGTCGGTGAACAGGTCTCTGCACAAGTTGTTGGCTACTTCAATAATGCACAGCTGGTAAATGACACGGACCAAAACTTCTGGTCAGTTGAGCACTCTTGGATATTAGTACTGGCAGCTATGCGTGCAATGGAAATTGCTCAGCGTAATCGTGAAGGAGTAGCTGATTGGGAAACTGCAATACGCAGCGAAATGCTCGGCTTGGAGTATGATCACGTAGATCAAATCTCCTTTCCAATTAAACAGATGGAGGGATAACTTGTGACTTACAAAGCACGTAAGAAAGACGGTGTTTATGAGGTGCGAAGTCCTTCTGGTGTTAGAGCTAAACGAACCACTAAGAAAAAAGCTGAAAAACAGATTCGTTTACTCAATGCTATCGAACATGGCTATGATCCTGACGAAGATCGTATTACGCGATATAAAGAGCGTAACAAGATGTGAGTAATTTATGGAAGCGCAAGATGCCACTAAGCACACACCAACTAAATGGTATCAGTGGTTATTGCTCTATCCTGCGCTCGCAACATCAATTGCTGCTGCAGTGCCAACTGTATGGCAGCAATATAAGGCGTACCGACTTGATACGACATTTAGTAAGGTGCAAATTGCTGAAGAACAGCAGCAGTTATGGGAGAACAATATAGAGTGCCTAACTGAGCATGGGATTTACTCATTGGATGGACACGATGGATTAGTTATAGGAGTGACGCTTTGTCCAAGTGGTGATGTTTTGTTGCGGTATCACCCCAACGAATGGCCACCTACTTATAAATGGGTAGGTCCACCAAAAGAGAAAAAGAAGAAGCGGTAATATGAAACTGTTTACTGAGGAAGAATTTAACGCCTGGCAGCAGCGCAGTTGCGATTACGAACTTGCACATGAGTTATCGCTATTACTTGTGTATAAAGCTGTGGAGGAAATGCTCCGCATTTTGCCAGGTGTAATTCAGAACTTAGTGCGTAGAACAGTTATGCTTCGTGATCTAACTGACAAGTTCTACGCTGATAATAGCGATTTGGTTGCTCACAAGGATGTAGTCGCACGTGTCATTGAGGGCCTCGAACTTAAGTCACCGCAAATTGACTTAGAACAACTTCTAAAGGAAGCAGCTCCACTTGCACGTAGACAGGTACGTTTAGCTAGGAGCGTACTTAAATGAGGGAATATACAATTACCTATAATGCTGGCTTTGCAAATGGACTGCGGCCAAATACGCGCAATCCACGGAATAATCAGTTTCTGGTTATGCTAGCCGGCGCTATTCCTTACGACAATGTTCTAAGTTCATTAGCAGAACTTCCTGAACCGATTAGCGTTCTTAACACTCAGTGGCCATTTCCGCAGCTATTTCACCTGAGGAGAATGACACTTGTTGCAACTGAAAGTGGCATTTACGAATTTAAGAACGGCGTACTTACACTCTTGTGCAATGCAGTGCCTAGTAATAGTTGGTCTGTTGCCGATTTTGGAGAGTATATCGTTCTGACGAATGGCAGTTCATTAATTACTCGTGATCCTTTAACTGGTGTATTTGCTGAGTATTTAGATTGTAAGATTCCTCCTTGCTTATGCGTATGCGAAGTTAATTCGCAGCTGTTGGTAGGAGGCATATTATGAGCTGGAAGATGCTCTACAATGGCAACTGCCCACCACCAGGACCTGAACCATTTAAGTTTGTGTATTGCTTTAGTGGCTCTGATAATCAGCTAGCTATTGATAATCAGGGACGAATATACTCATGGGGCCTTGCAGCTCATTCATATACTGGACAAATACCCGAGCCAATACCTAGTACTTTAAATTACCTGGCAAACAGCGCAATGAAAGTAGATACTGGTGCCAGTGGCGATATGGTGGTCTATCCATATCAAGTTGGAAATGTTGGTGGATGGAAAAAAGTTCAAATCTACGAGCGTATCTTTGTTGCGCAATCTGAAGATAATTACTTGTACGCTTGGGGAGAAGGTAGAAATGGCAGCGGTGGTTGGGGACTTACAGATCACTACACTCATATAAGCATTGTAGATGCACGCGACCGATTTGAGCCTGGAGGCGATGAGGCAATATTTGTTACTCAAATAAACAACCAAAAATGGCTCGACTTTGCACTTGGTTACGATCATATAATAGCACTTGAAGAAGATAATCGTGCGTACGTATGGGGCACAAACTTCTGGGGTTACGAGTTTGGTATGCCAGCATACGCGTCTGGCTACAAATCGCTTGTACCAATTCAAGTAACGACACTACCTGATACACCACTCAAAATAGTAAGTGCTGGTGGCAATAATAGTTTAGTTGTAACAGAATCAGATCAAATATATGCTTGGGGAGAGTTCGCATGGCCTGTCATGAGTACTCCAACGCTTATTCCTTTGACTATTCCAATAGGAGTAACAATAATACAAGCGTTGGCCACGTACTCTGGTATTGTAGTTTTATTAAGTAATGGTGATGTTTACTGTCGTGGTGATCTGATGCAATTTGCTCCTGGACCAGATTACTATTTTGATACGCTTACAAAAATACCGGGTGGACATTTCTTTACATATATTAGTGCATTCGAGAATGCTGTTGGTGCACTCGATAATCAAGGTAATATTTGGGGCTGGGGACAAGCAAAAGGTTTTATTAGTAGAGATGATTCGTATTGTGATATAGCTGTTTACGGTCCTGGAGAAGAACCCGTATTTGTTGCATCTCCTACTTTAGGTGAACATAAATTCGCTTATTTTTCAGTAGGTAATATAACGCACTGCGGTATTGATACTCAATGTCGACTCTTTTGTTGGGGCTCAGATTTGTGGGGGCAATTGGGAGTTAATTATTTGCCTGGTGATAGTTCGTGCTCACCATTGCAAGTATACAATCCAACTCTTTATGATGGCACGCTTGCGTACGAGGCGCAAGTAAGCTCAACGGGTATTGGAGTAGAGATTATACGAATACGTGAGCCGCTACCTCAACTATCAGCTCATGATCCCTGCGGCCATTGGCATAAGGGTGGCGGCGACACTGCACGTGAAAAAGAGTCTTTTGATGCTAATTGTTGGGAGCCTACAATTGTAACTGATGGAACAACTGTACTTTACGTAATTACTGGACGCCACCGGCCAAATCAGTTATACATGTTGCTGTATAATATTCCTTCTAATACTTGGAGTACCTTAATATTCCGTAAAGATGTACTACATAGTAACTGGGATGGCGGAGCTGCAATTGCAGGTAATGTTTATGCCTTTCATAATTACGCATACGACATCGCTGGTGAACAGTATAACGAGATTACTTCAAATCCACGAATGATTACTTACGTAGTTGGACAAAACTTAGAGCATCAGAAGGAATGGCCAGGCACCCTTGAAATGCACGGGCGTAATAAAGTTGCAGTAAGATCTACTGGAACTGTCGTATGTGTTGTACGTACATCAACTGCCTGGCAAGTGCAGGGGTCAAATGATTACGGTATAGGATTTTCTCTAATATATACGCTTCCTGGAAATGTAACTGATGCTGCAGTAATAATTGATCCGATTGATGGAACCGTGTATGTAGCAGTTGTTGATGCTGCTGTAGATGCACTACGTATTTACTCAGGAACAAGTACCGTTACTGGATGGTCACTTCGATCTACTACTCTTGTAATAGACAATCCACATAGCTTACGATTTCACGTAGATAATGGACGCTTCTTTGTGACAGTAGGTGGTCCAAGTCCTAGCACAACACGCTTTTATTATAGCACTGATAATTGTTCTAGCTTCACGGCTCGTGACTTGCATGAATACTCAATCTATTTCGCAGCAACGGGCAAGCTATTGTACAATCTTGCTGATGCGCAAGACTGGAGAACGGTAGATTATGAGCAAGTAGTTATAAGTTGGGAGCCTAATCCTCAATTAGAGACGCTTACTGATCGTTGCACTATTCATAACGTAGGACAAATGACAGTGTATTCACAAGCTAAACTTCGTGTCGATGGTTCAGAAGGTAATATTGTTGCTATTTTATTATCACGTAATCTGGGTGAGCGTTGGCAAGAGATTAAAACGCCACTTAATTATTACGAGACTTATGAGGAATTACTTAACTTGAATGATGACCCGCGTTGGCCATTCGTGCCACAATATGCTAAACTATAGGAGTACGTATGGCAACTTTGCCATCAAACAACTGTAAGTATTTGCTCATGACAGCTGGTATTGACTTTGGTTCGGACGTGTTCAAAGCAATATTAATGAAAGCTGGATTTGCATTTAGTAGAGCTACACACGACACGTATTCAGATGTATCAGCAGATGAGCTTGCAACTGGAGCTGGATATACTGCCGGTGGCCAGACGCTTGCTGGAGGTGTAGTAACACGTAATGATGGTGCTAACATTACTGTAGCTGCATGGAATAATCCGTCATGGTTAGCTACTGCTGGCGATATAGTTTCACAAGGAGCTATGATCTATGACGATACACTTGCAAGTAAGCCAGTTGTAGGTTATATTGACTTTGGTGCTGCACTTACAACTTATAGTGGTGGAACGTTTACTATTGCAAATCCTTTGGTCGAACTTTAACCATAGCGAATAATTATGAGTGAGACACAGCCTGCTAATAACGTAACGTTTGAATGCCTCTATCAAGACGGTATAATTGCATTAGAACCTCGTATAGGTGGTGCCTCACTTTCTACAACAGTCGTGGATGCACGTATAGTACTTCCACTTGTACTTCGTGGCGGCGTAGCTGAAGGTAACATTACACGCGGTAACATAATTAGTCTCTTATTTCGCTTAGAAGCCGAAGGCATAATTGAGTCGCAGCGATTAAACTGGGTTGGTTGGAGCAAGATAGGTGAGTCAAGTTTTGTACTTGATATAACCAACGATGCTGGTTTTAGACCAATGGATTGGAGTGGACAAGTATACTCAATTAAACAACTTGGTCGTGGTGCCGTAGTTTATGGAGATAATGGAATAACACTAATGGCGCCGGCTCAGGCAACATTTAGCTTCCATAACCTGGCACTTCTTGGATTACTTTCAAAAGATGCAGTTTGTGGCACTGATGACATTCATTACTTAATAGACAAAAAGTATCAATTATGGAAGCTTACTACAGAAGGCCTAACTTATCTCGACTTCAGTGAGCACTTAAGGATTCTGGTGGATCCTTTACTTCATTATGATGTATTTACGAAACACGTACTAATTAGTGATGATGAGAATGGCTTCATTCTTGTTGCGGATAAGTTAGGAAGTGGTTATGCAAAGCTTAGTGGGTACGTGTATAATAGTGGCGAGTTGCAGATTAGTTCTCCATCACTTATTGAATACGCGCCACTTTCATTCACTACTGATATACTTGATTTTGGTCGGCGCTCACAGAAGACAATAACTAACGTTCAAGTTGGAACGGATGTTTCAGAGTGGCTAGAAATTGCCTATGATTATCGCTTTGACATCAAGGAAGTCTTTCGTTGCACTCATTGGGTACGGTTGAATAAAGAGGCAACAGCATACCTTGCTTGTGCGGGTATTGAGTTTCGCATTAAAGTGCGCTCACGTCATATAGCAGCATGTGATGTTGACTATTTAAATATAAGCTTCAAAACAACTGACCAGCGCTTTAGTAGAAGTGCACTGGTACGTAACTTAGAAACAAGTGCCTTTGCAGGGAGTGTGACACGTGATACTACAACTACAACCGGACCAAATCAGTGAACATTGGGAGCAAATTAAGTACGGTGCAACTACAGCTATGGAGATCGACGGGCTGACTGGTGAGTATACACAATCGCTACTTGCTGCACTATTAAGTGGCACTCATCAATGCTGGCTCATCTTTAATGAAGAGAATGTTCCATGTGCTATGGGTATAACGTGTATATTAGAGGAGAATTTGACAGGTATAAAATGCTTGCATGTGGACGCGTTCTGCAGCTACGATACACTAAGTGAGGAACTTGCACGTGATGCTACAGAATATGTTAAGCACTTTGCCATCGCCAGTGGCTGTAAGCAGATTAGAGCCTTAACTAATCACTCGCGTGCAGTGCGCTTATTAGAGATGGTAGGATTTGTTTCTCACAAAACTGAGTATTTATTGAACTGTGGTTAAAATCTAACCACAACGATTTTATAAAGTACATGGAGATTACTATAATGGGAGGCAGTGGAACGCAAACTATCAGATATGCTCCTCACATTGAGCAAGCACACAAGCGTTTAATGGACGAATCAGGAGGCGTAATTCCAAAGTACGGTCTATTCCGTGTATTAAATGACTTATTCGACCAAAGCACATATAAAGACTATGAGAAGTACGATATCGATGACGCATTCTTTGGGAGAGTACCAGGTAATCCTGATAAAACTTACGAAATACGAAACTTTCCATCTTTGTACGATATGTTTGGTAAGTTCATGGCTGGACTTGATGTGCATGTGCTTTGGGCAGACGTATACGAAGACGCAGTTCATGGTCCTGAAATTGCTGCTGCAGTGAGTGCTCAAGCTGAATTACTTGATAACGAAGTTAAAACAAAAGTCTTACCTCCATTTCTTGCTGGCATGCGTGATATTAACGCTATTCAATCTACAACTTTTGTAATAGGTAAAGCAATAATTGCTGATGGACAAGTACGAACAATGAACGAGTTTCAATCAAGACTGCGTCTTAGTGCTATTGAGCTTAGTTCACAATTGTGGCGTACGCATTTAGATTGGGACAAAAGCGTAATTTCTATATACCTAGAAATGACAAAGTTGTATTATGCTACCCGTTTGGACGTAGACACTAAACAGATGGAATATGCAGCTGCCGATAAGATGTGGAATATGAACTTATTTGATGAGCCGCGTGCAATGGTAGGTGCACTTAATGGCGCTGCCGCAGCACAGCAAAAGAATAAGCCCTCACAAGCTGTAAGTGCAATAGGTGGCGCAGTTAGTGGTGCTGCAGCCGGATTAGCATTAAGTGGAGGTAACCCAATTGGTGCTGGAGTAGGTGCAGTACTTGGACTTGGTGCTAGTTTCTTACAGTAGGAATTTACTATGCAATTTTTATCTCAACCAATGCCTCTTTCACCAGAGGTGATAGATGATCGTGTTGCTACAGTACTCAATGCTGGCGAAAATGTCATACTGAATTACGATGACGTGGCAAATGTGCTTACTATTTCCAGCACGGGTGGCGGTACTGATAATTACACCGATGAACAAGCACAAGATGCAGTAGGTGGAATCCTTTTGGATTCTGCAACTATTGACTTTCTCTATAATGATGCAACTAATTCAATTAGTGGATTTGTCAAGGATAATAGTATTACTGAACCAATGTTTAGCTTCAGTGATAACGCTACCAAGAACTCAAGCGTTTCTGCACACGGATTGTTGCCGAAGCTCTCTGGTGATACTGGTACATATCTACGTGGTGATGGTACGTGGATTGTTCCACCTACAGGAACAAGTTATGATAATGAGCAAGCGCAAGATGCTGTAGGAACTATTCTAACAGATACAACTACTATTGACTTTACGTATAATGACGCTGCTAATATAATAACTGCTGATGTGAAAGATGCTAGTATTACTGAGACGAAAATGGTGCTCAGTGATATCACAACTCAGAATGTAAACACTGCTCGACACGGACTTGTTCCTAAGGCACCAAATAATGCTGCACAATATCTCGATGGAACTGGTACTTGGACTACACCTGCTATAATAGGTACTAGCAGTACTGCATATGATTTAGGTACTACTTGGAGTGGAACGTTACCAGCATCTCAAGTAATACTTAGATATCCTTTTCCACGTGCAGTTATATTTCCTGCTGGCTTAACAAGCAGTCAAGGCCGTGCAGCAGTAGCAGCAACTGGAGCTGTTGCTATTGTAATTGCTAAGAATAGCACTGGTGTTGGAAGTATTAACTTTGCTGCTGGTGCAACGAATGCTACTTTTACAATGGCAACTAATACAAGTTTTGATGTAGGTGATGTAATGACGCTTACAGCTCCTGCGTCCGCTGACGCAACACTTGCAAGTTTGGGTATATCACTTGCAGGTACACGTGCTTCAACTCCTGCAGATGGTGGAGCACCTAATGATGCGCAGTATTTAGTTGCGTCTGCACATACTGGCTTAACTTCAGAAGTCGTCGTGACGAGTGCTGGGCTCGCGTTGCTTGATGATGCTGATGCAGCAGCACAGAGAACAACGCTTGGACTCGGTACTATAGCAACGCAGAACGCGAACGCGGTGGCGATTACGGGGGGGACGATTGCTGGTCTGGCCTCGCTCGCGACCCTGGACTTAACGGTGGTGGGACCGATCACCCAGAGTGGCGGCAACGTCGGCATCGGGGGCACCCCCACGACGGGCTTCGAGGTGTTTGTGCCAGCACGGTTGGGGGGACTCACGCGGGTGAATACGCTCGGCGTGCAAGTGGCGGCCCAAAGCAATATCGGCGTGCGCCTCGATTTCTCCAAAACATCGCAGTTTGGCTTGTGGATTCAGGCCATTGAAAATGATGCGTCGAGCAACGGGAGTCTCGTCTTTGCCAATGTGGCCGGCGCGA